TTGATACCCGCAAGCGGACAGGATTAGTGCAAGTGCCCAAACCAACCCTGCCGCCGCAAGTTTCTGGCTACTTCCCCAAGTTGCCAAAACTTTTGTCATTTGGATTAAGCCAGCGCAAGATCACTGGTGCAACAGCTGCTGCCCCTGCCATTGCCAATGTCTTTGGGTCAGTCACACCTGCCATGTATAAGGCAAGTGCAGCTGCCAGAAATGAGCGCGCCCATGAGGCTGCTACGGCTTTTGCTTGTTCCATTTTTTGCTCTCCTTTTTGACTGCGGCTGCTTTTGCAGCTGGTGCATCTACCTGTGGAAATTCGCCCTTGTATGGCACAAATTTAGGTATGCCAAAACCGACGATCTCCTTGCCCTCTCCATACGATCTGACCTTGACCATAACCATGCCACCATTGCGTTGATCGCCTGTCCCAGACGTATTGCCTTCAATGGTCAAACATGTCTTTGTGTCAATGAGTCCAACCACAATTCCAATGTGTGAAATGCGGTCAACGCCGTCATGTGGAAAGTCCATGAAAGCCAAGTAGCCAAGCTGAGGCATAGTTGACCAGCGTTGCATTTCCTTAAATTTATGTGCGCCAACAGCTGTGCCAACAACGCTGTGAATTTTGACGCCAGCTTGATTTGCACACCAATTGACAAATGAACCGCACCACGGCAAACCGTCCGCCTTTGTAAATTTGCCGTACTTTGTGAGGTTGTCGCCTTCCTCAATTGTTCCAACCTCAGCAGCTGCAACCTCGATCAGTCGGGCATTTGTGCCCTGCGGATAATTACTCATCTGCCGTCACAATTGGTGTGGATTGTTCCGCTTGCTGGCGGTCGTAAGCCTCTTTAGTCATTGAGTGAGTGCCTTGCTCATCTGTCCAGATAACGCACTCAACGCCGTTAGTGTTTAGGTAAGTTTCCATTTATAACTCGCATCCTGTAAATAAAATGTAACCATTAGAGGTAAGTGTTTGAAATTGTGCAGGTTGTCCAGCAACTAAAGTTGGTGCGCCTGCTGTAGTTGTAATGTTCAAAACTCCGTAATCTGTTCCCGCTGAATTAAAAGCAATAGCGGTTGGAGTTCCAGAAGTAAAGCCTTGATTTACTAACGCGTAGTTTGCTGCCAAAGTGCCATTGACTGTAACGCCTGTCGCTGCCACTCTCGCCGTTGTAGGAAACTTTATGTAAATCTGAGTTCCTGTAGTGCTGTAGGCGTAACCTAAAACGCTATTAGAAGCACCACTTATTGCAGGCAAGTACCTCTGACAAGCGGCTAATTCTCCTTGAATTGTTCCTGTTGCAGTTTGAAATGCGGTAGCAACTGAACCTGTTTCTAACTGGACACCTGTTACCTCAAAATAATCATTAGTCCCAGCAGTTCCCACAAAATTAGTAATAAAATAAAAACTCATTTGTGTGGTTGTCGATGGAATAGTGACATTTACTGAGAATCGCTGCCACGATGTTGTTAATGTTACTGAACCCGTTCCTGTTGTTGCTTGTGATGTGTAACCTTGAGTAAATACATTAGTAGTAGTAGCACCTGTGCCAGTAATTAAACGCCAAGATAATAAACTGGACGCGGCTGAATAATCTGCGCCTTTTCTAGCCCAAAAAGAAACTGTAATAGTTTGATTTGCATAAGTTACGCTTTGGGCGTTTTCAAACATTTGTGCAAGTGCAACGGATGAAGTTCCAGTTTGACCCGATACTCTTTGAAATCTGGCGCAATTTGGAAGGTTTTGTAAAGCAGTCGCTTGTTGTGAAACTGTGACATTAATACCAGTTTTGTAGTTATACCAGCGATCGGCTTGATAGCCGTCCGTTGTTGATGTTGCGGTTGTTCCACGCTGCCAAATGTTAAAATCAGAATTGAGAATTCCATTTTTTCCTGCTGCATAATTGCCTTGATAGCGCAAGCCTGTTGAAGTGGAACTATCTGCTACGAGTGTCTCGCCGTTGTTGCCGACGGCTAGGCGAGCTGGTGTGTCATTTGCACTAGCTGCAATGAGATCGCCCTTCGCGTCAACAATTGCATTTTGGATTGCGTTTGAGTCATCTTGTGCAACCCAAGTAAAATCCATGTCTGTGCCAGACGCCTTAGCCAAGACCTGACCTGTTGTGCCACCTTTAAGATCAACCAATGCGGTGTCAACAGCTTGCCCAAAGACCTCAAAGTCTGCTGGTAAGTCTGTGACTAAATCGGTTGAGGTTGGCATTTGCCAGCCAAAGTTTGTTGTTGGGTTTGCCATGTTGTCTCCTTATCAGACCACTATTGTCGCACGCGCCCAGTCGAGTGTTGGCGACACGCCCGACCAAGTAAATGCAGCTGAGATTTCGTCCCATTGCAAAGCCTGCAATGAGTAAGCCACTGGTGAAATGTTAAGAGTGATCGAGAGTTGGTTGTACGACGCCTGAAATGACCAGCCCTCAACAAAGCCCTGAAAGATACCGCCCATGTTTGCTGGTAGGTCATTGATTGCCAATGCCTCACCCATAAACACGCCAATGAGGTTGTCACGGTCGCTGTCGTCTAGCTCTGGGTTTGTCAAGTCAAACGTGATCTCACTAAAGATTGCTTGCGGTGTTTTGCGTAAATCTAAATAGAAATTTGCCTGTTGAGTTGCATCAGCTGCGTTGTGCAAGGTTGTCGAAATAATCTGGGACAACGTGCCGTACTGCAAAATCGAGTCTGCGTCGCTGGCACTTTGCTCTGCACTGCTGGTTGCACCGTATTGGATAGTCAGGTTATTGCGTACGTCGCCTGCTCTGGTTTCAACGCGCAAACCAGCTGCTCGTGCTTGGTTAGCTGTCAATTGCACATAGCCATTGTTTGACAAATACAAACTGCGGTGTGTAGCTGAGGCATAGCTAATGCGTCCAAATGCGTCCTCGTAAATGTAGCCAAGACCTGACGTTGCAAGCTTTGATACCAAAGAATAAACGTCTGTGCGGTCACTAGATCGTGCGGCTAGCTCATAATCACCAGGGCGATCGATCTCACCTAAGCCAACGTTTTCTGCGGTTGCCCATGTTGTCGTTGGGTCGTAGGTTGCCCAAGTTAAAGCTGCTGGTACTTCTGCCCAAGTGTTAAGCAATAAGTCTGACAAAATTTCCCAGATTTGATCGCCGTCAAAGTCACGCGATAAAACACCATTTGTCAAAGCCTTTGGCAAACGAGATAAGGCGCCAAGTGCTGTGATGCTGTATGTCTGGGTGAACATTGTGCTGCCTACGTCGCGAACCTCAACAGCAATGTCAACGACTGTCCCACCAAAGATTGGGACGTATGTGCTTGATGTGTCTTGCACCTGCACTGAAATGGTGCTGTTGATGTTGACAGGTATGGTCGCCTGATTAACGTCTAGCAGCTGCAAATTGACGTAACCTGCTTGGGCTTGCTCGTAAATGTTTGTGCGACCTGACCTGATTGTTAGGTTAGCCAAAACGGCGTCAGTGTATGAAACGCCGTCGATCTCTACCAGCCAAACTGGCGTCCACTGGGTCATGCTATTTGCAGGTTAGTTGCGCCGCCTGTGCCGCGATAGTAGCTGTTGTTTAATGTGTCAACGATTGTGCGTGCTGTGCCTTCCTTATCAAACGCCCCAGTCACGGTCAGATTGATTGTTGTACCGACGCGGTCTTTTTCCTCGCCCATACGGAAACGCCCAGCATCAAATGAACCAATGCCGCCAGTCGTCGCAGCGGCAGCGGTCGCAGCCACTTTTGCAGCTGTTGAAACACCGCCACCGCTTGACGTGGTCGTTGCGCCACCGCCTGACGGTGCTGAAATTTTTGGAATAGTCGTCGCTGTTGTTGGCACTGTTGGTGTCTTAATTGTTGGCACGCTAACCGTTGGTGTTGAAATCTTGCTGACGTTTGGTAAAAACGGTATTGCGTTATAGGCAGAGATCAAAGCATTGATACCTGCAACCGCACCTGAGATCAACCCGTTAAGAATTTTGACCACGCCAGCAATGACGTCAATAACACCGCCTGCGATTTTGCCTGCAACCTGTAACGCACCGCCTAAAACCGTGCCTATGACTGGTGCAACATAGGTTGCGATCAATGCGCCAAATTCCTTGAAAGTGTCAAGATTGTCACCGATTGCATCTCGAACATACCCAAATGCTTTAATCATGCCATTGATAATTGGCGTAAATACGCTGGTGATAATGTTGCCAAGTGTTGTGATAACACCGCCAAGACCATTGCCGTTGAGGCTAAAAGCACCGCTAAATGCGTTAATGATTGGCAAAGCGTTGTTGTTGATAAAACCCATAAGCTTTTCAAGGATTGGCAATAGCGCAAACCCAATTGTTTCTTTAGCCTCATCAAATGCAATTTGCATGCGAGCAATGCGCCCTGCGTAAGTGTCAGCGTTACGAGCTGCTGCACCGCCAAACAGGTCTGACAATTTCCCTTGCACCTGAGTGAAATTCATGGTTTTTAATTCGGCAGCTGATAAGCCAATGCCTAGTTTGCCCAGTGATGCTGTGTTGCCGTCATAAGCCTTGCCCAAAGCATTTGCAACGCTTTCCAGCGGTTTGCCTGTGGCTGCGCTGATGTCTAAAGCTGTGGCAAGTAGTTGCTGTGCCTTTTCTGTATCTGAGGTTGATCTGACCAACCGTCCCAAAGCTGGGCGCAGCTCATCATCTGCCACACCAGTTGCCAAAGACATTTGCAAGATTGATTGCTCAGTGGCAGCAATTTGTGCCTTTGTAGCCCCTGTGGCGTTTTCTAAGGCGACGGCAAGCTGTGTCTGTGCCTTCTCGTCCTCGATTGCCGCCTTGACGCCTTCAACGCCAATCTTGATTGCGTAAGCACCAGCGGCAGCGGCAGCAGCTGCAAAAGCTGCGCCAACCATTTTGCCAACCTTGCCCATTTTGTCGCCAAAAGTGTCAACATCTTTGCTGGCAGCTTTAAGCGATTTGTTGAGGTTGTCAACGTCTCCAAGTATGGAAAGTTTGAGGGTACGACTTCCAGCCATTAGTTGTACCTCTTAACTATCTTGTTAAATGACTGTTCCCACTGCTTAATGATCTCAGGTTGCGCAGCTCGCAAGGTTGGATAAATAAACCAACCGCGTGACCCTCGACCTTCTCGACCTGACCACACTGGGAACTGTTTGTATTTGTTAGAACCAAATTCAACGCCGCCCCAGACTTGTTGCGTGCTTGCACCACCGCTTAGCTTCTGTGATGCGTAACCAAAACTGATCTCACCAATTTTTGATGATTTAGAAACTTTTGAGCCGTCCGCAACGCGGTTATCAATAAGGTTGCGCGTTTTGGTACTAGCTGCTGACTTAATTTTGCCCTGCACATAAGTAGCAAGGGCAGACGTTGCCTCTTTGGCTTGGTCTAACGCCTCGTCGTCCATAGCCTTAAAAGATCGAGTAATGGCGCGCAGCTCAGCCTTGTCATAGCTGATTGCATCTTTAGCCATTTGCTCGCCTTTCCAAAATCTCAATGACGGTAAGTATGTCCTCGGCTGTCTCAAAAACATCTGGGTGTAGCCCTGTTGCCAGAGCTACCTCCCAAACTATTCTGCTAAGGCTTCCGACGGCGTAGCTTTTGGGTTTGCCTCACCCACGATTACCTCAGCAATACCTTCTGTCCAAATGTCGATCGGCTTAACAGGCTTTCCAGCTGCTTCACGCTTCATGGCGTGATAGGCAAGAAATACTAAATCGGAAATGCCGATCTTTTCCTGTGCCTGAGCAATTGTGTGACCTGTGTGCTTTTCCCATTTGACCCACTCTGGCGGTGCAGCTGTGTAAGTGATCTGATCGCCGTTTGTGTATTCAATTGTGATTGGTAGTTTCATTTTGTCTCCCGATTAGTAGTTTTTAGCTAAATGTCTCAGTAGGTGTTCCCACTACGACAAATGATAGGTCAACGGTCTGTGCATCTGGTGCAGCACCGCCGACGCTTGGAAACACTGGCATTACGTTAAATGCAAAGACTGCACCTGTCACGGCTGTCATTGAAACTGCCAGCGTTGTGTTTGGTGCTGTTTCGCAAGCTGTCCACAATGCCTCGCAAAGTGAACCTGATGCGCCCCAGTCAGCAAGCATTGAAATGTCAAAAGTCCACTGATCGTCAATGTGCTTGTAAGCCTTGCCGTCCAGTGTTTGGTATGTCTCGACGGTTGGGCTGTTCGCAAGAGTTGCGCTGGTCGCCTGTGCGTCATAGTTAACGGTTGCAATGGTCACGACTAAATCGCGACCAGTTATGATTGTCGTTGGCATTTTGTCCCCTATGTTGTTTGAGTGTAATAAGTCGAAACGTTTATGTCAGCGACAAGCATTGGAGACTGTCCTACTTCCAACACCGTTGGCTTTTCAATTACGCCTACGACGTATCCTGCGGGCATTGCCGCAAGAATTCCGATTATGAGCTTTTCTAGATTATCCAGTGACCCAGCGTTGCTGTTGCTGGCGACAATGGCTGTAATTGCAAAATTAAGTTTGACCTGTGTTTTTGCCTTGCCAATTAACACGACCTCCATGTATGGGCTGTCAGGTACGACAACAATGGCTGGCGGTATTGGTGACTCAGGCACGCTTGGATACACGTTTGCAGATAGCGCGCTAAAGGCGTTTGCTAAAGCTGATCGTGTCTCGGCAATTGAGTTTGCTGGCATTTATTGAACCACTGTCTCGGCGTCCAAATAAGGCATAAGCAATGTGCTGACGCGGTTGGTCAAGCTGCGACCCATGCGGTATGGCGAACTGGCAAAGTCCACGCCCTCGATCTGTCCGCCAGCTGCAACGCGTGATTGAAAGACCTCAACGCTAACAGCCAAGATTGCTGACTCAATTGCTGGTGTGCTGGCATAAATTTGAGCAGCTGAGTAACCTGACAATGTTGCTTTGCCGTTTGGCACAATTGGACGCAATGTGACGTCTGCATTTGTAAGTGCTGCTGTGAAATAGTAAGGCGCATTGTCAACAACTGTAAAAGTCGCGCTAAATGGTGCAGGTAAGCCTGTCACAATTACTGACTGACCAGCCACAAAATAGTGCTCACGGATTGTGTAAAAAGTAGCTACGTTGTCTTTCAACTTGTAAGCATCAATGCCTGAAACGTTTGCAACCAGCATGGGCAAAATTACGTCCTCGCTAGTGTTGATTATTTCGTCCAAATAACTGTCGCTGTAAAGGCTAACGGACACGCCAAGCACCGTGCGCAATTGACTTGCTGTAACAATGGCTGGCATGTCCGTTTCCTTTCGACTGCTGCGGCGAGATCGGGAGAACCCGCCGCATGATTAGTTAGTGGTTAGTTATCAGGTCTTGTTGATACCAAACGCGCCTGCACCGATCTTGGTTGCAATTGCGCCGTATCCATAAACTGAAACTGCAATTTGACCTGACGCAATTACGTCTGCACGCAAGCGGTAGGTTGGTGACTCGTACCATGTGTAAGCACTTGGGTTGATGATTAGCATTGAGTCATCTTTGTCAGTGTCATTTGCTGACGGTACGTTTGCTGTGACGTATAGATCAAGACCTGCGACGTTGCCGCGGATTGAGTCTGGACGTACTACGCCGCCTGCGTTGCTTGGCTGTGCAGCCATGTAAATTGGACGACCTGAGTCGTTAAGTGTCATTAGGTTTGCCCACTGGCTTGTGTTTGCCAAGATGTTTGTTGCAAAGCCTTGTGTGTTTGAGTAAACAGATGCAGCACCGCGTGACACAAAGCCAAGCAACTCTGAAGCTGTTGGGTATGTTGTCAGTGTTGTTGAATCAGCTGTTGCACCAGATGCCAGTGCTGTGTAAACAGCAAGGTCGGTTGCCTTTGCATAAGCTGCTGACATGTTGTTAAGCAACTCGTTAAAGAATAATGGTGATGTGCGATCTAGCAATTCAACGCTAAATGTTTGTTGTCCAGCGTACTTTTTGACTGTAACTGACAAGAAACTTGAAGCCTGATCTGTTTCGCTTGGTGTGCCTGCTTCTGCTGTTTCAGCAACTGTTGGCATTGTTGTGATCTTTGGAATTTCGAAAGACATACCAGCATCAGGCAAAACGCCACGGCTGATTGCGTCAATTGCTGATCGTGTGTTGTTAGCAAGTCCGTTGATAACTTCTGTCAACTGACGTGTAGGCACAAGACCTGCGTTGTCTGTTGTGTCATCTGCCGCTGCGACATACTGACGTGCTGACTCCTCGCCAAGTGAGGCGCGGATTGTGTTTTCCAAATACTTAGCAGCTGTGAACTCTAGGCGTGGCTTTGATGTCCAACCACCCACTGCTGGCTTTGCATTTGCTGTTACTGACTGTGCGGCTTCTACCGTTTCGACGGCTTCCGCTGGTGTAACGGTTTGTTCCACTTCGTCGTCCTTTTCTGTTGGTGTTGCATCTGGCTCAATTGTTGAGTCAGAAATCTCCTCGTCGCCCTCAGTAGCTGCGACCTCAGCGACTCGCGCTGATCTAATTGCTGGCTCTGACGTTAAAGCAACGCCAGTCATTTCACCCTTGATAATGCGTACTGTGCCGTCCTTCAAGGTTTCATACTCGTCAAAATAAACCTCGACGCTAAAACCGTCGCGCAAACCTTCAGCAGCTTCTACAAGTGCATCTGTCCCAGCTGTTGTGTTGGCGATCTTAAATGTTGCATCAATGCCTTGCTCGTTTGACTCAATTGACAAAGTCTTACCAATACGGCGTGTGCGGTCATGCTCTAGGTTAAGCAAAACAGACTTTGCTTCAATGCTGCCCTTAGCAAATTGCACTTTGCCAATTGAGGCGTTTCCTGTTTCCTCAAATGTCACAATGCGACCAGTGATCGTGCGACTGTTTGAGTCAGCTGCGGTAATGGCAATTGGTGTGATGAGTTTTTTCATAACAACATGTCCTCCTCTGCGCGTATTTCGTCGATCGACATTGCGCCGATACGATTTAAGATTTCATAGACTTGCGCGCGCTCGTATGGATTACCACGCAAGAAATTGTCTAAGTCAAACATGACTTTGTTGCCAGCTGGTGTGAAATCGGCAAAAGATAACCTTTGTTCCAAGATTGACATGTAATTTCTAAAAGCAAAGTCCACAAGGTCGCGCCTTTTGTCTAAAGCGTTGGCGTAGGTAAAACTCGACTGCTGGCTGTCTGTGAAATAAGCAGGCAACCCACACGCACGGCTTAATTCTAAAGATACATAGTTTCTGGCTTCATTGAGCTGCAAATTCTTAGGGTCAAAACCAACTGACTCCATTGTGACGTCAGCATTAAGAAATGCTGTTGATTTGTTGGCACGAGCTGTACGCCAAGCGTTGAGGATTTTTGCAACACGATCTGCTGGCAATGATGTGCCGTTTGATTTTAATACCATCAGCGGTGTTGGCTCATTGGCAAAATTAAGTGACGCCTTTTCTAACGCGGCAGCAGCTTTGATTGTGCGACCGGCGCGAGCCAACAAACCCTCTTGTGTATTTGGAAACACGACCAGATTTGCTGGGTCAATTGGCTTGCCGTCGATCTCATAAGCTGTAATTTCTGTGTTATCAAAATTTGTAGTAATTGACACGCGCTCTGGTGCAACTCTTTCCATTGCGCGAATTTTTCCTGTATCGGCGTATCTTTCCATAACCATTGCATACGCTGCGTTGTGAAAGAATAAATCGGAAATCAACCAACCGTAAAAGGTAGAACCTGGTATGCGCGGGTCTGGTTGATTGATAACGCGCGGCTGTGACACCTTTTCGCCTGTTGCTTCATTTCGTGTGTGCAACGGTAATGATGCAATTGTTTGCATGATACTTAATGCACGCGCAACTGTTGGCACACTCATTGCTTCTGCGCGGTTTGCCTGCGCTATGCCGTAAAAGTAAAAATTGTTGTTTTCTGTAAAATACGGTGCAAGAGACGCGTCAACGTCCAAAGGCTCAGCTGTGACGGCAGCTGTAACCTTTGGCACAAATAAGTCGAATAAACCCATGTCTTAATTCTGACAGGCTTATACGATCAACCAACCATGATGTCAAGATCATTGTCTGGGCGTGTCGCAAAGTGTGTAACAAGGGCAACAGCGACTGCGCCGCACACAATGGCATTGCTGGCACGTCTGCCAATGACCCAACCGCCGTCACCTCGACGCAATTGCACCGCAGCTAGAATTTCCTCGGTTAATTGACTTTGCCCACGGTGTTTAAGTCTGCCGCTGTTAATCGCCGACAACATTTCGTCGCAGCTCTGCGGATAGGCACCGTCCATGTCAAATACTGGTATGCCAGCAGGTGCAAGCCGTGAGGCAACCGCGCCAGCTGATTTTCTGCTGTAAAGCACATACTCAGTCGGATACTTGCGCGCATAGTCTGCTAATTCGTTTGCAATTTCCCGATCATCAAGCTGTAACTCATTTGACCAACTGTGCAGCAGCTTTACGACAAACGACTCATTTTCTAGCTTCTGCGCCCCAACGAGACTTGCTCGTTTTCTGTCTGGTGAAAGATCGATAGCCAGCCACGTCAATTTCTCAGGGTCGAGATCAACTGTCTTGTCAAGGCATTTGTTCCACGCGCTTGCATCAACAATGTTTTGGATTGCCACAACCCACCTGCACAATACCTCGGACATGACCACGTTTGGCGGGTCATTGAGTACTGACCTGATGTTGTCCTCGTGGATAGTCACGCCCATTGCTGGGTTGGCATAACGAGCATTTTCTACGCTGATCTCATCTGTTGGCGACGACCACTCAAAATACCCAATGTTGTCGTCAACACCGCCAATAGCTGCGAGCGCGCGATCTCTAAAAGAATTTAAGACTACGGACGTGTTATCACCAGCATTGGAATAGCCCATGAGCATTGGATTGGGCGACGCCATGAGTGTGTACCGCAATGATGCGTACGAGTCCATGTTATTCATGCGCAACAACTCGTCCAAATGAATTGTTGACGGTCGGCTGATACCGCGCGCAGCTGAACCACCAGCACGCACCATAAACCGCGTGCCCCTCATTGTCTCGATTTCCTCAGCCCCATGATTAAGGCGTACCTTTTTGACCTGCTTAGCCAGAAAGTCATTTGCCTCAATAGTCCACATCATCTGGCGAAACTGCTCTAGTGAAGTGTTGAGGGTGTGAGCTTGTCCGATCTGCAACGGCTCGTCCCAGAGAAACAGCCCGCCAAGAATTCTAATCTGCTGTAAAAATGATTTTCCGTTTTGACGTGCGACGCAAAAAATGTTTTGAGGCGTAGCCCAGCGACCGTCAGGCTTGACCTTGTGGCTGTGGATAAGGGCAAATTTCTGCCACTCCATAAGATCGACGCCCAAACTAGAGGCAAGGTCAATTAATTCGTGCCCCAAAGAGGGCAAATCGTTGAGCGGCGTGTGAATTCGAGGCGTTTGTACGCCCATTAGCGGTATTTGCAGGTCTGTGTCCCTATCTTTTCCCTGTTGCGACCCTTTGCGACCGTCTGAGACCCTTTCTAGGGCTTCTGAGGGCTTCTCAGTCGTTTTCATGCGACTTCGAGTCGTTTTTGGTATAAAAAGGAACAGGAAGGGTCAGAGGTGTCTTAGGCACACTAAAAAACCGCCCGCCCTTGCTGCT